TGTGATGAAGGCTAGATTCAGTTTATAGTTCTCTTAAAAAAATGAAAAATATTTATAAAAATTGAAAGATTCATCATTACATGGAACCCATTTCAGCTTCTTCTGCTTCTTCTGCTTCTTCTGCTTCTTCTGCTTCTTCTTCAACAGATTCTTCAGGCACCATATTATCTCCTTTGCCTCCTATTATTTTAGCACCACAACCGGTTCTTCCCTATTACATTAAAACGATTCCGCATTACCTTGAAAAATATGACCGCCATTATTCTACGTTGTTGACTATAGAAAATATTGCAAATTTTGTCTTGTTCCATGATGAAACGTATACTCATGCGCCCTCAGCAGCGATAGATACATATCGTGGTCTAGGAAAAAATACAATCAAGGAATTGTTTGAACGCGTTCATCGTTATCAATTCGAAATGGATACCATTGAAACAATTCTTCACAATAGGGCATTGCAAGATGGGTTTGTCATCATGTTGGATGATTGGCGTGATGCATGGATTTATGTCCATGATGAAGCTCGATACCAAGAATGGGTATCCAATGGAGAAGAAACAGGTCCTATTTCAACTGATTTTTTCGAATTTTTCCAATAAATAAAGTATTAAAAAAAATTAAAAAAAATAAAGTATTAAAAAAAATAAAGTATTAAAAAAAATAAAGTATTAAAAAAATTAAATTTATTTTCGTATTGAAAATAAAAATCGAATAAAAAATTATAAAATAAAATATATATTTAAAACATGGCAGCACGAGCAGAAGACCCTTGGTATAGAGCAGCTCTAAACAATTTAGGAACAAGTTATCGACAACAAGATAATCCTATTTATGAAATATTATGGCAACGCGGATTATCTCAAGGCCTACAAAACGGAATTTTAATCACAAGAGATAATGTTGCTGCTGAAATAAGAGTTCAACAACAGGCAGCAGCAGGACTTATACCTGTAGCACCTGCAGTAGCACCTGCAACAGGACCTTTAGTAGCGCCTGCACCTGCTGTAGTAGCGCCTGCTTTAGTAGCACCTGCAGTAGCTCTTAACCCATCATTTTCACCTGCTCTTATTCAATTGATGCAAGATTTTCAAGCCCAATCTGCTCTTTTAAATATATTTGGAACAAATTTAGACTATGTATTAGATAATCCTCAAATTTACTTTCCCACACCAGCTATACAGACACTAGTGCAATTAAGAACATCAATCATACAATTATTCCAATTATATTTACTTTCTAAACAAAACTATTTTAGTCAAAGAGCAGCAAGTGGTCTTTTACACATGAATGCAAGTCCAAGAAAACTAATTGTCATGCTAGTTGGACACGGGGGAATGTCGCATCAAAATATTCGTATTCCAGAACATATCACATTCACCTCTTATAATCCACCTTCCTTATTTTCTATTTTATTACCGAATCATATGTATTGGAATCAGGGAGGACTTGGTACACCCACTGCTTACAATAATGGAGACATCGATCAATATTCACAAGGATATCAAATGAGTCCTCGCCGCTATCGAATTGTTCCCAATATCACGTTTTGTGCGGCCAATCCAGGCCCAGACCCGCTTAATTTCTCACCTGGTAATGTAGTGAAACAATTGGATGCAGCTGGAATTTATATTTTTTATCAGGGGGATAATGAGTTTGAATTTATACCCCATGCAAATGCGGTTGTACGCGCAGGAGGGAATACATTACAACAATTGGTCTTATTTCTTAATCAATATATACAAACTCATTACGGAAAACCCTCGTTTGAACTAGTCAGTTTATTATGCCAAAGCATTTATTCATCAGAGGATGTAAGCTTAACTAGCATCTTTCAAGTATTTTCAGATTTATATGATTTTGGACCGTTTGTATTTTACAGAGGTACAAAACAACGTATTATTGATATTTTCTCTGAATTTATTTCAAACAATATTGAAATGAAATCGGACGACGCCCGTGAAATAAAACAACGATTAAATGGTATTATGTCAAGAGATGAATTGATTCGTTTTCTTCAGTATTTACAAACCACGTTTCAATCTCTTTTAACCTTGAATCAGTATTTAGAAACAAGATACACACTAGGTGGAATTCAATGGCAATTATTAAGCATGCAAGGTAGAAAAATATCAACCATGCTTCAAATCGTTTATAATTTATTATCCGACCCAAGTCTTGGAAAAAAAAGACGAACACGAAACAAAAGAAACACAAGAACAATAAAATCAGGTAAAAAGTAAATAATATAATTATAATTTTTTTACATCGTTGCTTTGAAAGGATAGGGTTTTCCATCTTTTTGAATTTCTAACTTTGTTCCATCCTTATCAAATATACATACTTTTCCTCCATCTCGTTTATCATCTGAATAACTATATCCATCAGGACAAAATGGAGGAAGAAATTTTGAACCTAACATGGATCTAGACATATTACTTTTTTTTCTACAAGACCCTCTTACTTTAATAGACTTTCCTTTTGCAGATTTGCTTTTGTGACGAGCAACCCATTTCATTTTACGTATGGAACACGCTTTTCTAGATTTAGGATTTGATTTTGGCATTTTTTATAAGACAAGATAAAATATTTTTTATAAATATTTTATAGTTTAAATACAAAGTTATATTTTATACCATTCTTTAGGACATAAATCTGATGTATCATGTTGAATCTCAGTTCCAAACCAAAGATTAGGATAACATACAATTTTATCAATCGATGAGTTCAAATAGGCACCCCACCAACTAAAACTACTATTGGCAATAATATGATGATGACAACAGGACATGAAAATCATTTCTTCCCAATCCGTCATTTCTTTTCCTATATCTGGAACATGAATAAACGTACATTGAAATTGTTCTTGTAATGCTTGGATATGAGAAGTGGCTGTAACGGCATCATTCTTTTCATAAAAACAAAATACAGTCAGTGGTACCATTAACAGTTCATTTAATTTAGTTAGACTCGATTGGTAATACGATAGAGGTTGAATGGGATGTTGATTGGGGTAGTTGACATAATCTCCAATTCTGAAATGAAGACTGACTCGGTTGGGTTGGTTCAAATGGTACCTCGATTTGATATTCGATTGAAATGATGCGATATCCATTTCTTGGATAATGGTTGGCGCTTCTTTTTTGAAATACAGTTCGCTTTGAAAATATCCTTCCAGCATATCATACCCAGGAGGTATTTCACGATACGAAAAACTAGGCTCATGGTAAATGGTTTGAGTAATATGATGGGATAAGAATACACGTAAATTTTTAAACAACGAATTCCAATACGCAGGTCGATTCCCATAATCGGATTTATCCATAAACCACGCTTGTCGATTCGTACGCATGGCATACGCCAATGTTGTAAAAATCATAAACAATTGATTTCCTAATCCGCCTTTGATATCGCATGTGACATAAGGTTTAAATTCGTCATTGTAATTTTCTTTAGATAGCGCACCCATTTCATATAATGTCAAATACATTCTATATAATAAATCTAAAAATTAAAATAAAAAAAAAGTAATTGATTAAATGAGAGTTTATCTGGACGGCGTGTTTGATATATTCCATCGAGGACATTTAGAAAGTATACGCCAAGCCAAATTTAAATGGAAAAATACTGAACTTATTGTTGGCATTGTCAGTGATGCGGATTGTGAATCCTATAAACGAAAACCAGTGTTTAACGAACAAGACCGGTTTGAAATCGTATCCAGTATCAAATGGGTCGACGATGTTATTTTTCCGTGCCCGCTTGTCGTCACCAAATCGTTTTTGGACGAATTTCAAATTGATATGGTCGTTCATAGTTTTTCAAATGAAGAAGATAGACTTCGACAAGAACCTTTTTTTAGAGAGTGTATAGAATTGTGTAAATTTACAGAAATTCAATATTATCCTCACATTTCGACTACTAAACTGATTTCAACTATTCATGAATAAATATTAAATATTTAATATTTACTTTATCTTTACATTTTGGATTTTCCTTTGCCTGTGCATTTGGATTTTCCTTTGCATTTGGATTTTCCTTTGCATTTGGATTTTCCTTTGCATTTGGATTTTCCTTTGCCTTTGGATTTTCTTTTGCCTTGACGCTCGTCCTCATCTTCTGATAAATCGTCCTCTAATAAATCGTCCTCTAATAAATCCATAAAAGAATCTTCAAATTTTTTAGATTCATGTATCATACTATAATGAATATTATTTTCTGACTGTGGCGAATCGAAATTGGACCATAAATGTCTAAATTGATTGTATCTCGTTTTAAGTTTTAATTGTATTTCTCTAGATAATTTAAACCACGTGAATATATTTTTAAATGGAACCATTGTAAAATTATTTTTATATCCTCCTCTAGCTGACATTAAAAATCCAGATGATTTAAATACATTGTTTACAGTTATAATATATAACGAAAATTCATAAGTAAAATCATTATTTCCTGATGGTCTACCAATTGTAATTCCATAAAGACAAATGACACGCTCTACTGCTTCAATTTTATCAAGTTCTGTTTTAATTTGAATTTTAAATTTATGAAATGGCTCTGTAACCCAACGGTATGGTGGAAATAGTTCTAATGTTTCATCTGTTAAATTCTGAAATGAATATCTAAATTTATTAAATTCAGCATTAAAATCTATACGTATTACAGGAGGTACTACAGAAGGCACTACAGAAGGCACTACAGGAGGTACTACAGAAGGCACTACAGAAGGCACTACAGGAGGTACTACAGAAGGCACTACAGAAGGCACTACAGAAGGCACTACAGGAGCTACTATTTCTAAACGTTCTCTATCTGCTTCCATCAGTTGTCTTTTTAATTCAGTCACGTCTGCTTGTAAAACGACTAATTTTGTTTCTTCTAAAATTTTAAATTTATTTTCTAAGCGGGAAACAGTTTCTGATAATAAAATCAACCGTTCTTCCATTTGGGAATGTTTTGATTCAATAAGAGGTAATGAATCAACCCAAGAACCAGCTTTACGAATCGATTCAATTAATCCTTCTTCTAACTTATGAAATTGATTTTCAAATACTAGCATAATATTTCGTATTGTTTCTTGAGTTGTTTTTGATAAAGAGGCTTCACTTGTACTCATTAATGTATGTAACTGAATGGATACCTTTTTATGCAATTCTTTAATTTCTTCCTGTACTATTTCTATTCTTCTATCCGTATCTTGTTTCGTATTACGAATCATTAAAGAAATTTTATCTTCATAAGGTGGGGGGGGGGCACTAATTGAAGAGTCATAAGATGGTGGTAAATCGTAATAAGGAGGTAAATTCAAACTTGTCATGTAAATTAAATATTATAAATATTATAAAAATTATAAAAATATTTAATTTATACAAATGGAATTTCTCGTTTGAAAAATTCCAAACAAAATTCGTTCATACTCTTTGTTCCCATGGCTAGATTACAACTCGGGCAAATCGGTCTTAGATTGGTAATTGATAAATCTCCTCCTTTCGATTCCGCAGTAACATGACCACAATGGAAACTTCTACAATCGATGGTATGATTTAAACAACATACGCATTTTCCAGTTGTATTATCTACACCAATATACTGGTTCCAAACCAAAGATTTTATATATTTAGGAATCGTTTTTCTTCGCAAATGAATTGGAATTTTATCCTCTCCTGGAACTTCTTCTTTTTTACATTCTTCTTTATCCTGCTCTTTCTCTTTTTTTACTTCTTTCTGTTCATTTTTGGATTTTTTTTCTTTTACCTCTGTTTCATCCCTTTTTTTTTGCTCTTTTTCAACCTCTTCTTTTTTCTTTGGCTCAATTTCCAATTCATCTTTTTTCTTTTGTTTTTTTGGCTCTTTTGGCTCTTTTGGCTCTTTTGACTCTTTTGGCTCTTTTGACTCTTTTGACTCTTTTGACTCTTTTGACTCTTTTGCTTCCCTTTGTTCAAATTGAGTTCGAATCAAACGAATTTCTTCTTCCAAATTGAATAAGGATTGAAGCATAGGCTCAGTTAAAGGGGCTTGTATCATAAGTTCAAATTGATTGGGTGTAGTATGAAC